CACCACGTCGTCGGGCTGGGGGATCTGCCGCCCGTTGAGGGGGCCTCCGGTGAACTTCACTTTGGTCTGTTCGGCCATTCGGGCTCCGACTTCTCGTTCGCAGTACGAGGCGGTCACGACAGCAGGCCGTCTCAGTTCGTTCGTGAGGATGGGCGCGCTGAGAGCGACTGTCAACCCCCCGGAGCAGAATCGGTGCCCGATTCCAAAATCGAACGGTGGTTGACTCTCGGGTCAAGTCGTGCGACCATCGTGCCGTCGGGCGAGTCGCGGTTGTTCGCAGCTGCCGCGTCCGCTTGGCAGGAGCGCAGCACGCTCTCCTCGAGCGCATTGCCTTGGAACGGTCCCCTCTCGCCGGGGGGACCGTTTCGCGTGTACGCTCGGATCGTCTGCGGGGTGCGCACGCGGCCAGCGCCAACACACCGCGACGCGAGCGTGCCGGGGTTCAGGAGCGGCCCACACACCCGTCTCCGCCGGCAAGGGAGCACACCCCCTTGTCTGGCAGAACCCTCGCACGCTCGAAAACCGGGATTCCCGGTGTCAGGCTGTCAATAGGCAATGGTCCATAGACCATGCTCCATGCCCTATTCGTGTCACACTCACGGGCGCGATGGAAACCGATCTGCACACGATCCTGCGCTCCCCCGCGTCGATGGCGGAGTCGCTGTCGCACGGGAAGTGGAAGCCCTACCGGCACCTGATCGTGCTCGACCATGCGCTCATGGCGCTCATCCACCGCGACGAGTTCGATGTCCTGATCGTCGAGCTCCCGGTGCGGCACGGCAAGTCGAAGCTGTGTTCGCGGTGGCTGCCGGCGTGGTATCTGGCCCGATGGCCCGATCGGACGGTCGCGGTCGCGAGCTACGGCGCCGATTTCGCGGCGAAGTGGGGCCGCGAGGCGCGGGAAGTGTTCACGGAGTTCGGCGAGATGCTGGGCGTCGAGCTCGACCCGGGCTCGAGCGCCAATGCCCGCTGGGATCTCGCCGGCACGGGCGGCGGCATGTGGACCGCGGGCGTGGGAGGGCCGATCGTCGGCAAGGGCTACCACCTGGGGATCATCGACGACCCCGTGAAGAACGAGAAGGACGCGCGATCCGAGACGATGCGCGAGGCGACGTGGGATTGGTGGCAGGGGACGTGGCTGACCCGTGAGGAACCGGGCGTCAAACGGGTGATCGTGATGTCGCGCTGGCACAACGACGATCTCGTGGGCCGGCTCGAGAACAACCCTGAGGGTCTGAGGTTGCGCCGGTTGCGGCTGCCGGCGCTCGCGGAGGAAGCCGATCCGATGGGCCGCGACGAGGGCGAGGCGTTGTGCCCTGAGCGTTACGACCAGGCCAAGCTCGAGCGGTTCCGTCAGTCTCGAGGGCCGAACATTTGGGCCGCGCAGTACCAGCAGCGTCCGATCGCGGAGGGCGGGCAGATCCTCGACCCGAACCTCGTCGGCGGGTTCCGAGCGATCGACGGGGGCGTGCAGCTCACGACGGGGCAGCGGTGGTCGCTGCAGCAGCTCCGGTGCTTCACGACGGTCGACCTGGCGATGACGGCCAAGACGACCGCGGACTACTCGGTGGCGATGACGTTCTTCGTGACCCCGGAGGGCTTTCTGCTCATCCGTGATGTCTCGAGGGTTCGCCACACGTCCGAGGAGCACGTCTCGTGGCTGCACGCGATCCAGCATCGGCTCCGCCCGCAGTGGATCGGGATTGAGGAGGGTCTGCTCGGCACCGCGACTCTCGCCGCCGCGATCCGGTCGGGGTTGAAGGCGCGCCCGCTGAAGCACGGGGGCCGCGACAAGGTGACTCGCGCCGAGGATGCGCGCACGATGCTCATGCTGCAACGGGTGTACGCGCTCGAGAGTGCGCCGTGGCTCGAGAAGTTCCTCCGCGAGATCGGTGAGTTCGACAAGGGCCGATACGACGACCAAGTGGACGCGTTCGCATATGGTTGCGACGTGGTGCTACGCGGCTTGAAAGGCAAGCGGCCTCGACGTGACGCGGCAACCGATCTCGGTGTGACCCACCGCGAGGAGTTCGGCCGCGCGAAGCGCCGTGTCCTGCACCCGACGATGGGGAGGCTTTGATGCCCGGACTGTTCGTGCCGGTCGGCGCCGGCTACCAGGGGACGCCGTTCGCTGAATCGCAAGATGCGGGCGCTGCCGCCGCGAATGTCATCACACTCGCCGCTGTCCCGGGGCGTCGGTATGCGATCACGCAGATCATCGCGTCGGCCGCGCAGATCGCGGTTGTCGCCGGCATCGTCACCGTGACGAACATCGGCAACGTCTTGGGGACCGCGGAGACGTTGGGGTTCCGGTTCGTCGAGACGGTCGCGGCCGGCGCGCTGCTCAACATCAGCTTCGCGCCCGTCCCGCTGTTCGCGGTCGCGGAGAACACGGCCGTCGTCGTGACGATCCCCGCGATCGGCGCGGGCGCCGCAACTTCGCTGACCGTCGTTGGAGCTCTGATCTGAGTGCAGCTCCTTCACGGGTACCCGCAGACTTCGCTCAACCACGCGTGCGGGCTGTGCTTCAAGTCGGGGATGCCGAACGAGCAGATCGTCGATGTCGGGTTCGAGGTCAATGACACGACCGACAACGGCGACGTGTTCTTCTGCGTCGACTGTGCCGGCGAGCTCGCGACGTTGCTCGGCTACCTGTCGCCGGCTGCCGCCGACGCGCTGAAGCTCGAGACACGCGACGCGCTCGAGCGCATCGACTCCACGCTCGCGCAGCTCGCCGCGATGCGGGCCGCGTACGAGTCGCTGGTCGACGCGCTCGTGACCAACCCTGATCTCGCGAACGAGATGGCCGCGAACATGCGCGGCGCGAAGGCCGCGAGGCTGCCGGCACCGAAGCCGCCGCCCGACGTGTCCTATGTGGAACCGCGCGTGAAGGCCGGCGTGGTAGTTCCGAAGTCGCAATGATCGGTGAGGCGATCGCCGCGTTTCTCGGGGGCGTCGCGGGTTCCACGGTGGGGGCACGCGCCGCTCTCGGGGCTTGGCCGTGGGTTCGCCCCCGGGCGGTCAAGCCGGCGGACGCGGGGCCGGCTGTGCCTCCGGTCCCGCGTCCTGCCGTGATGCAGTACCGCCCCCCCGCTCCGGCCGCGCCCGACGGGACCGTGTGGATCACCGAGCTCGATCTCGGGACCACCCCGATCCCGCCCACGGTGAAGGTCGACGCGTCTGCCATGAAGCCCGTCGACATCGGTGAGGTCGTGCAGCTCGAGATCGACACTGCGCAGAGCCTCACGCTCGAGGAGCGCAACCGGAAGTGGGCGGAACGCCGTCGCCGCGCTGAAGCCGCACCGAAGCCGGTCGGGCTGTGACGTTCATCGAGAACAGCACCGCGACTCCCGCCGCGCTGCAATCGGGGCTCGATCAGTCGCCCACGAGCACCCCGCCGGCCATCACCGCCAGCGAGATCCGCAAGCGCTGGGACGACGGGTCGAGAGCGCTGCGCCGGCTCGTCGGGCACTACCGCGAGAACGTGGCGTTTGACTCGGGCAACCAGTGGGTGTCATGGAACGAGTCGCGCACCGAGCTCACGCAGATGCCGCGTCAGGCCGAACGTGTCCGCGCGACGATCAACCGGCTGCTTCCCGCGCGTCGTACCGCGATGGCGAAGCTGCTCCGTCGGCCGCTCGTGTTCGAGGTCATCCCGACCACGGCCGACGACCAGGCGATGACAGCGGCTCGGCTCGCGGAGTCGGTGCTGTCGGACGCCGCGCGCGAGCAGGGCTGGGAGGACATTCGCGCGCAGAGCTCGTTGTCGGCGTGGCTCGGCGGCACGTCGGTTCTGTCGATCGAGTGGGATCCCGGCGCCGGCAAGCCGCTCGGGATGCTCGAGTCGGGCAAGCCGTACGGGCAGGGCGATTGCTGTGTGCGCTCGAGCCCGATCAGCCAAGTCGCGTTCCCTCCCGGCACGACCGACGCGGTGCGTTCGACGTGGTGGGTGAAGGCGACGATCATGCCGACCGCGGAGGCGAAGGATCGCTACGGGTTGAAGGCCGAGCCGGCGGTCGACTCGAAAGCGAACAGCGAGAACATCAGGCCGTCGACTGACGGTGTGCGCGGCAGCGAAGCGGTCGAGAAGTCATGCACGGTGCTGTCCTACTTCGAGCGTCCGTCGGGCGGGCGCCCGGGAGTCGTCGCGACGGTGATCGGAAACGACATCGTGTCCGGTCCCCACGCGTGGCCGTTCCCGTGGAGCGATCGGCTGAACGTCGCGGTCGTGCGCGAAGCACCGATCGAGGATCATTGGGCGGGCGAGACGGTTGTGTCTGCCGCGATCCAGCCTCAGATGTTGCTCAACCTCATGGTGAGCGCGCTCGCGGAGCACAGCAAGCTCGCCGGCAACGCGCGGCTCGTCATCAGCGAGCACGCTCTCGAGCTCATCGACACCCTGAGCGACCTTCCCGGTGAGGTCATCCCGTTCGATCCTCAGATGGATGGCGTCAAGCCGGAATGGATCGCGCCGCCGCAGCTCCCGCAGTGGATGACGGAGCAGGTGTCGCTCTTGCAACGCGAGATCGACGACATTCTCGGGCATCAGGAGATCAGTCGAGGTTCGACTCCCTCGAACATTCAGTCGGGGCTCGGGCTGTCGATCCTGTCCGAGCAGGCCGATACCCCGCTGACCGCGATGGCACTGGCGGGCGCTCGAGCGTGGGGCGATATCGCGTCGATGGCGCTGAAGCTCTACGAGCAGAAGGTGCTCCCGACCGAGCAGCGCGACGCGCGGGTCGACACTCCGGGGATGCGCTCGGAACGCGTCAAGTGGACGGGCAAGGATCTCGCCGGCCAGACGACGGTGACGGTGCCGGCCGAGGCGGTCACGCCGCGCTCGAGGGCCGCGCAGCAGGCGATGTCGGTTCGGCTGTGGGAGCTCGGGATCGTGAAGGATCCGAAGGTTGTCGCGCAGATGGGCGACTTCCCGGACCAATCGGCGTTCCTCGAGGCGATCGAACCCGACGTGGCGAAGGCCGAACGCGAGAACCACGACCTGTCTCTGGACGAGCCCCGCGAGCCGGCGCCGTTCGACAACCATCAGAAGCACATCGAGTGCCACAACCGATTCCGTAAGACGGCCCGGTACGAGCAGCTACCGGAGGCGATCCGCACGCTCGTCGATCAGCACGTCGAGGCGCACGAGATGCTGTCGCGCGAGGAGTTGGCGCTTCAGGCGCGCACCCCGGCGCCGCTCGATCAGACCGCGATGGCGACGGAACCTCCGGGCTCGATGGGCCAGGATCCTCTCGTTCCCGGTGCCGGCGTCCCGCCGCCCGGGATGGATCCCGGCGGTCCCCCTCCGGGCGGGCCCGCGGGCGCACCCCCGGGAGGTCCGGGCGGAGGTCCGAACGGCTCCACGCCGTCGGAACCGCTCGGCGCGCCGGCAATGCAGGAAATGAATCCCACCAGTCCCCCACCGACACCGAATGAGGTCATGTTGTGAGCGATTCCGGTCCTTCCACCATCAGCGAAGCGTCCGCCGCGGCGCTCGAGTTCTTTGGCGCAGAATCCGATCCGGGTGCCGGCGAACCTCCCGTCGCACCCGAAAGTGGGGGGGCGCCGCCGGTGAGCCCGCCCGTCTCGCCGGCCGGCGCCCCTCCTCCGCCGCAGGCGCCGACAGGGCTCACTCCCGGCCAGGCGAACGCTGCGCAGCGCGAGCAGGAGCGCTACCGGGGCCAGCTCCGCGAGTGGGAGAACGCCTTTGGCGGGCTGCACCCCGACGAT